CTGAGCTTAACTAGCTCAGCCTGAAGGGCCACCAAATTCGTGAGGATGTCCCGAATGCCTTGTGTGGCTTGGGACGAATCAACCTTTGCCGTGATGAGGAGGTTGTTAGTCGTCACGGTCTGGCCTCAACCCCTCGGTAAGAACGTTTCCTGACATCGGAGTGTCATCCGCCTCGTCATAAGAGGAGCGCTTCTTCGTACTCCTCGAACTACGGTCGTCTTCAACGTTCTTGAACCACTCATCGAGTAGTTCGCCAGACCACCATATTTCTCGTGGTGGCTGTTCATCCCTCGGCAAATTCTCGTGCCAGCTTAACACCATGAGGGCAGTGTTCACGGCCATAACAATGATCCATGGTGCCTGCTCGATGCCCTCCGGCCAGAAGGCTGAAAAGTCTCCTCCAAGTCCTTTTACGACTCTGACGAGTCCGAGGAACTGGGAAGACTGAGCGAGTTTTTTACTTCCTCACTTCCCCTCTCCAACTCGTCATATTCGTTGTAGAGGTCCTGCCTGATATGACTAGGTAAGTTCAACACATCTTCTGCCACATCAAAGTAGAACTTGTCATGATCCTCAGGCCTACGACAGGCGTAATACAACATCCTGATCTGATGAGTCTCGTACCAGTACACCCTCGACTCGACATCAATCGACTCCTTGACGATCTCATTACGGAGCTGAGCATCAGGCTTGTTGACGTGCCTCTCCTTCTCCTCCTCCATCAACTCATCAGTCCTGACACCGACCTGATCACCAAACTTGTTTTGCTGGTCTAACAGCTCCAGAAGCTGCTCGTCTTCCGTCGGAAGGATGAGATCATCGGACCCCCCCTCCTCCATCTGTTCGTTGAAGCGATTGATCTCATCCCAGCGTGTTGTGATCGCCCCCAGAAGCGACAAGTACCGATCATCCTTCTTCCAGTTCTCGCCAAACTCATCGCTGTAGAGAACCTCGTTGAATGCCTGGTTGCGGATGTCGCCATCTTTGTACTTGGCACGCGTTTCGACTAGCTCGTCGTGATCCTCCATCTCCTCCATCGTCTGGTGCAGCACGAGGTATCGATCCCCATCCCTCTCCTTGTACTGCATCTTGAGACGGAGCGATTTCACGTTGGCTGCTTCGCGCGCATCCTCCTGCTGGGTGGCGGTAGGACGCTGCATCCAAAGGACATACTCAACGTCGTTGGAATCGGTGATTGTGACTTCCTTGCCCGCCCTGAACAGGTCAGACAAGTGAGCGCGAGGCTTGGCTTGGACCACAGCATCAGCTTCTTCCGCCATTCTTTTCCTCCATTCGTTCGTGTGAACGATCCTACACGCGAGAAGGAGAGAGCCGAAGCTCTCCCCTCCTGCCTCACAGCCAAGCGAGATTTACGGAGCGTCTGCCTTGTAGATGTTCAGGATGCCAGCAGATGAAGTGAATGAGAAGTCCTGCTCCAGCTTGCTTCCAACCTGCCCTTGGATCTGGGGCATGGTGAACTTGGCATCCGGCACGATCAGGGTCTTCGTGGTCGTCCCGGTGTCATCCACCACCTTGATCTCAACATCCAGCTCGGGCGGGTCCTGAGTGGCGTTCGCGATGTCATTGGCAGCGATCTTCCCGATGTCGAGAATCTGCTGGAACAAGGCGTCGTTGTCCGTCGCCTTCATTGTGATCGAACCCGACACCTCGGGAGTGTCGAAGTCCTGGGCCACGATCTGCGGGTTCCCGAACTCCTCGTCCCTCTCCAGGGTGACTGACCAGTCCACGTTGGCTGACTGGACACCAAGCCAATCCGTGAATGTGGGAGTGACCATCACACCATCGCTAAGCCTGACGAACACGTCACGACCACGGACACCCGTGGGCTTCGTGTCGTCATGCACCGCCTGGTTGTACGTCGCCTGAGTCGCCGACCCGTACACGACCTTGATGTTGTCCGTCCCAGTGACAGGAGGAGTGAGGAACGTGAAGTCGGCACCCTGGTTGGTGTAGTCCGTGATGAGTCGCTGACGCTTCCAGCCCGAACCATCGTCGTACTGCAGCGACAGGGCGAAGTAGTCGTTACCGGAGATGGTGGACTTCAACGCTGGTGCATTGGTGAATGCAAACGTGACGGTCGACCCGTCACCGCTGAACGTCTCGTAGTACGGCGAGTCGTTCTTGATGTAGAACACGCCATCACCACGAAGGGTGGCAGTCATCGTCGCCGGATCGGTCAGCGAGAAGGTGTACGACATCGACTCCAACGAAAGGAACGGAACGATCACACCACCATCGATGGTGAATGCCTGTCCACTCCCCTTGAAGGGGCTGATGATGTCGATCGGGACGAACAGTGAAAGGTCGAACAGCGTGCCATCCGCCTCCGAGTTGTCTCCGCCAAGGAGAAGGGACTCCAGCTCTGTGGTTACGTCGAACGACTCCAGCTCGAAGGTGAGGTCAGGAATATCACGAAGGGTGCCGATGGCCTGGTAGTTACCCAGTTCCTCCAGCCGATCTTCGTTGACATTGATCCCTGTTACCCCACCCGTCTGGATGCGGTCGATGACGAATCCACCAGAAACATGGAGGATCTGACCACCTTTGATCGCCATTTGGGCACACTCCTAGGTCCGGGAGAAATCCTCTGATTTCGAGTCTATCACGTGAACGTTTGGGTCTCGGGACAGTTCTTAGCGCCGGAACGCGCGGAAGGCGTTCAGGCCAATCTGCTTATATTCCCTGGTGAAGGAGTCGATGGTGTGAATCCAGGCTCGTTCGATGAAGTGCTTCCCCTCGAACCCCGCCCCGAACCGGACATCTCGGTCTCGGAAGGTGTTCAGCCTCAACACAGCAGTGGATGGAGTTCGTGTGGTGAACTCGTACCGCTGAGGAAGACGATGGGGCTTCGATATGTGGAACTGCGTCAGACCCCCGAAATGGATCGACTGAGCGCTATGTTCTGTGCCTGGTAGGCCAAACTCCAGGGCGCGCCAGATTCCCTGAGTTGCCGCATCAGCTCTTGTCCAGTCTGGGAACCCAAAGCCTCGGTTTTCGTCACTAATCCTGACATCGCGAGACTCGAAGGTTTTGCCCGCTCCAAAGGTGAACCGACCAGTCATCCTCCGACCACCAGCACCTTGGCCACTCTCAGCAGGGCGCTTGATGTCCTCCCGAAAGAGCCGCGCAGCCGTCCTCATCACCGCACCTCTTGCGCGAATCAGAGCCTTGTCGATGTCACCATTCAGATCCTTCGTCCCAGCAGCCAACACAGTGCCCAACTGGTGGAAGTTGTCCTGAAAGAAGATCCCGGCCGTGCCCGCCGTAGCACGCCTGCTAAGACGAGCAACCTCAGCTTCTAGCTCAAGCTGCCCCACTGATCGCCCTCAATTCCTGATGGATATCATCCAACTTCTGGATATAGATCTCGTTGAGCACAGCAGTCTCGGACTTCACGATGTCTATAGACAGATCCTTGAACATATTCACCTGATCCAACACATGCTGACGCAACCTGCTCCGCATTTGCGGATCAATGTCGTACTCCTTGTAGACGTTGTCTTCTATCCACCCCAGAATCGCTGCACTGCAACGGTTACCACGGGTAGCTACCAAATTTGAGGCCATCGAGTTCTTCGTCATTGGTTGGATCTTTCGTCCTCAACAATGAACGCACACACAAACCAATGCCTTTGCCATGGATTCACTGCACGCTCAGGTTTTCTCACTTCACTCGCTTCTTCCACCACCGACACATTGAACTCAGCAGACGGTGTTGCCTGGTCGTAGTCCAACACAGCGAAGACCTTCGTGGTTTGGACATGCTGATAAATGTCACCCGTCAGGTGACGCCCTATCCCGTCGTTCTCAGCGAAGAAGTCGCAAAACATGGGGATCGAGAGGTTCTCTGCCTGTGACCCCAACTCCATCGTTCTGGTGAACGAGTCACCCATCGAGAACGCCAACGTGTTAGACGCGACTTCGTCTTTGTCATCTGGGAACTCATCGATGACCACAATCGGCTGATGCTCGCGACCGCTGTCAAACCACCCCAAGGTGCCTAGATACGCCTCGATATCGCGAGCCACCGACTCCAGTGTCATGCGATATCTAGTACCGCCGCTGAGGGCCGCCATTACTCAGCACCTGTCGCCGCGGTATGAGCCTCGTACAAGGTCAGGTCGTTGAGACTGACTGCTGGCTTCCAGTGTCGGAACCACCATCTGGTGTCATCTGGTCCAACCGTCACGTAGGAGAACCCGTTCACCGCGGTGTACTCCTCCTCGAACATGGAGATCACCAAAGTGGTTGGGTTGAACTCGCCCACCTCGGTAAGGAAAGCACCCTGGCGACCAAGAGGAGCGAAGAACTCGTAGGCGCACAGCACCTGGACTGGCGACTTCTGGACAAGAGTGAGAGGAGACGCCGTCCAGTCCCAGGGCGACCCCTCCATGTCCTGTCGGGTCCATGTCTTGGCATCCTCAAAAACGAAGGTAGGACGCTCGGTTTGCGTCTCTGGGAGACCCAAGACCATCGTGGCGCGCAGTATCTCGCGAATGTCCCCAGTGGGAATGTCCGCAATCGACTGGCGACCATCGATGACCGCGGCCATTAGACCTTCTCAGGCGTGGTGACAACCATCGGGGCAGTCTCGACCGGGGGGATGTCACTCGGGGTCTTGACTTCCGCCTCAGGGGGACCTCCCTCAGAAATGTACTCCCGCTCTGCCGCGACCGTGGCTTCCTTGGATTCCTTCTTGGCCCGCACCACGTCGAGGTAAGACTTCGGTGCGTCCTCGATCACCAGCTCGTCCAGAAGTCGGCCCAACGTCACTGGCGACTCGACGAAATGGATGGCTGCCTCGATGGTTTTGTCCTTGGCGAGGACCTCGTGGACCAGCGTGGTCAGCTCTGCGTCTGTGAACGAGTCCGGCGACTCGATCTCGTCCATGTGGGTGTCCACAGCCTTCTTGATCAGGACGAAATTCCCGTTGCGGAACAAGTCCTGCTCAGGGCTAGCTGCCTTGTCCTGGTTGATCTGACGATCGAAGGGAGTCAGAGTGAACGTGCGGTACCCGTGAACCGTCTTCCCGATCTCGTAGCCCTGACGGTCCAGAATCTTGTACCAGCGCATCCCTGCGGCCTGATTCTTCCAAACCTCGATCCTGTCTCGCGGCTCTAACGTCGGCTCAGCCATTCGTTCCTTTCCTTCCCTCTAGGGGAGTCCTTCACGTGAAGCATAGACGAAGGCCCCCCGGATGGGAGGCCAACGTCAGGTCGTAGTCGGGTTTGCCTTACGGCGTGATGTTCGTGTCGACGAACCTCCGAGTCCGCTCGGGACGGGACAGGACACCACCGAAGTCCTGGCGACCGATGTAGTGCCAGTACCAGTTGTCCTGCTCCACATACTCCTTGGACTTCAGCCCACCGTACATGGCGAACAAGGCCGAGTCGTCAGAGATCACGTACAGCTCGTTGGCTGGAATGAAGGAAACGCCGTCCTCATCCTTCCAGTTGCGAGCCTGCACCACGGAAGCGCCTCGGTAGACACCGAGACGGCCACGGCGGCGGATCTCTTCGAGAGCCTCATCTGCGAAGCCAGTGAAGTCCGCGATCTGATCCACCATCGTGGAACGACCGTAGAGCGACACAACCCCTGACAAGGACTCATCCCGCACCTCACGGATCGCCGTGTTGAGTGCAGTCTGGTCCAGGTCAGCACCCGTCACGAAGAACGGGCTGCTGGAGTCGATGGCTGCTTCGATGAGCGCCTTGATCTGCTTGTTCACGCCCCAGTCGAGACGCCTGACCGCGAGGCTCCGCAGTGTCCCAGCGCTCTTGGCGAACTGAGACTGCATCTTGTCCTCGAACTCGTACACGTGGAACCCAAGGGTGTCACGTGGGATTTCGAGTGCCTCGCTGACCAGTGCGCTGGCCTCGATGTGCCCACCCTTGGCGATGAAGAAGACCTTCAGTCCGGTCTCTTCTTCGAGGATGACGCGGTCATCGAACCCAACACGCTCGACCGTCACGATCTGGTCGTAGAAGGTCTCGAAGGTGAACCCTTCGAGGATGGACGACGTGAGAACCGCCGCCATCTGCCGACGCCAAAGTGGGTCTTCCCAGTTCTTCTGCGCCTCTTCGTTGACCTTGTCCATCAGAGCGAGAGCCACTGCCCTCTGTTCCGGGGAGCGACCGTAGTTGTCAACAACCGTCTTGAAGTCTGATGCTGTACTCATCTAGGTCACCTCCCTTAGTGGATCAACACGGCGTCGAGTGTCGCCAGGTCGGAGTCCAC